ACAGAAATTGATAATAAGACTGCTAAAGCTACTACCGGACAAGCCCAGGCCTATACCGATAACAATAGCCTAATCACTCCTCTACTACTTGGCCAATCATTCCAGGGAGTAAGCAACAGGTCACTTGGTACCAACGGTTTTCAGCGGTTTGGTGGACCTAACGGGTTAATTTTACAGTGGGGTGAAGGTAGCACTGCTTCAAATGGCACTGGCACTATCACATTCCCAATTGCATTCCCTAACGCCTGCCTGCAAGTAATTGCTAGCCCAACCAACACTGGTAACACGTCCCCTCAAACCTACGTTATTACCACAGGTACTCTGGCTCGTACCGGTTTACCCATTTATTCAACTGGCGCATCAGCGGGTAATACCCCGGTAGCCGGTACTGTAGGTTATCGCTACCTAGCAATAGGATTCTAACATGGTACAGAAAACATCACCTTTCATTGAGTCAAAGTATGGTTGGAATTTAGGCGAATCAGGGTGGAACACCGGAGCAGATGAGAACTTTATAAAGTTTGCATTTATGCTTGATAATGGTGTTGACGGAGTGGTAAACTCTCTACCTCAAACACCTGTTAACGGAGCTTCATATTACCTCACAACTGATAATCGATTCTACTTTGTAGTAGATGGAACTTACTACTCTTCGCCTTGTCCCAAGTGGTTTACTTTTAAGCTCAAAACTTCAGGCCAAAAGCGTATCTATGATGGTAGTGCTGTAATTACACTTCCCTCAGAGATTGATGTTTCGTCGATCATCAGCCAGACCAGCACAACCACTTCAAAGATTATTTCTGATCTTGCTAGTGTATCAGGCTCAAGTAATATAGGCTTCATTCAAGACGTTTCATCAGCCACCTCAAGAACTCTCCTAGCTAAATCCCGTGATTGGGTTAGTGTAAAGGATTTTGGTGTAAAAGGTGATGGTGCTAGTGATGATCTTGCTGCACTTAATAAAGCAATCACTTCTGGGTTTCCTCTTTTCTTTCCAAAGGGTAAATACATTACTTCAGACACAATCTCTTGTGATCTTAAGCAAAGTTGGTTTAGTCAAGGTGGTGTAGTTATTGAAGCTAACTTTGATGCTAGTAGCCCTGTAAAACCTGTTGTAGATTTCAGAGATACTGTCAACTCTGTTGGTAGATTTTATATTGATCACAAAGCCAATACTAAGTCTTACACTCCTCCAACCGTTTATAACGGTAATGTTATTTCAGGAAGTGCTGTACTAGTCCAAGGAGATTGGTCTTCAGTCGACGGATGGGAAATTGTAAACGCCTGGGATAATGGCATATCAGCCGTTAAGCTAAATCTGACCACTGGTGCTGAGACGGCAGGCTCACCTAAGTACGGCTGTTTTAGAAATATAAAAACAAGGGGTTGCGGTACTGGTGTTCATGCCGGACTAACTCCTGGCAAAATCGGCGCTGGCGTGGATGTTGGTTCGGCATCAGCTTGGACAGTAAGTGACTGTGTGGACTTCCAAAGCTATCTAGGGTTTATTCTAGACGTGGGGGCAGGTGCACAATGTCAATTCAGCAACTGTGTTGCTTGGTACACCACGCTTGATTCAGCTAACCCACTAAACGGTTCTGGTTACGGGTTTTATGCAGGTTCTAGTGAAAGTAGCTTTGTTAACTGCTATTCAGTAGGATCGGGATACCGTGGTTGGTGGATTGACGCTCCTGGAAATGAATTCACTAACTGCGCGGCTTATATACCACAGAAAGAAGGTGTATTCATTAAGAAAGGTCAAGTAAAAGCGAACTTCCGAGTTAAAGGAGCAGGCTTTGCACAAGCAGGTCTTTACGATGCTGTGTTGATTGACTCTTCTGCCGGCGCTATTACTGAACTTATTCTTGACCTGCAAACCACAGGCACCAACCACCGCTATGGTGTGAATGTTACTGGTTCCAACACCATTAATGCTCATGTCACTGGATCTATTACTGGCAGCTCTGCAAAAATCAACCGGGGAACTTACAATATTGGTAGCTTCTTATATGACGTGGCGGGCGGTAAGAAATTTGCCATTAACAAAGAAGCTGCTGGTATGGAATTTGATATCCTAGGCAGGTTGCGTGCGGGCGCTCCTTCTGCAAACTCTTCATATCTAACTGCTGTTTTTGGTGATTCTGCCGATAACGGCACTTTCTTCATTGAAGATTTTGCTACACCAACCAAACGTGCAGCTATGGGTTATGATCCAGTAAATGATGCCTTCGTAGCTCAATCTATTAATGCTGGAGTAGGTAAGAAACCTTTCTTCATTAACCCCTCTGGTGGTGAGGTAATGGCTGGTACTGGTTTATTCAATGAACCTCTTCGCCTAGGTAACTACCGTATTTGGGTTGATGGTGGTGGTTTGCTTCGTATCAAAAATGGAGCACCTACCTCTGCAACTGATGGAACTGTAGTTGGTACTCAGACTGGTTGATTTATATAGCCACAAGGATGTGCTATTTTTAGGAGAATACTATGAAGATTTCTCAAACAGGTCTTGATCTTATTAAATCCTTTGAAGGGTTGAAGCTGAAGGCTTATCAAGATGTTGTTGGAGTGTGGACTGTGGGTTTCGGTTCCACTGGACCTCATGTAAAGCCAGGAATGATGATCACTGCAAAGCAAGCTGAAGATTTACTGCGTGATGATGTAAGTCGATTCGAAGCTTGTGTTACTAAGCAAGTCAGCGTACCGCTATCACAGAATCAATTTGACGCATTGGTTAGCTTCGCATTTAACCTTGGTTGTGGCAATCTAGCTAGCTCAACGCTACTTAAAAAGCTTAATGTAAAGGATTATGCAGGAGCGGCTAATGAGTTCACTAAGTGGAATCGTGCTGGTGGTCAAGTTCTAGCTGGATTGACTCGTCGACGTGAAGCTGAGAAAGCTCTGTTTCTTTCGTAGGTGAAGTATGTCTGACCCGATCATTGAAAAAACAGAAGTAGAAGCGGTAATTGATCAGTCCATCAAGCCTAAGAACCTACAAATTGTCCCGAATTGGAAATCTGTTCTTTACACTTGGAGCTTTTGGTTCCACTGTGGATCAGTTGTGTTGACCTTCATTGAACAGATTCTTCCCTTTGTTGGCATGCTTGAGCCCACCATGACAACTCAGACTTATGCAATCCTGATGTTTATCTTGAACGGTCTTGGTGTCTTCTCACGGTTCATCAAGCAGAAGAGCTTGTGGCAATATGATCAAGACAGGGAGGTTCCTAAATGATTGCATTGCTAAAGTATTGGAAGCTAATCTTAGGAGTGGTTCTAGTCGTCCTATTAGGCTCTCTGTGGTTCGCTTATCGTGGACAAGTAGCTGAGGTAGGGCGTCTTGAAACGTTGAATGGCGAGCTTACTAGGAGCCTTAAACAAGCTGAGGTTGATAAGGATCGGTTAGAGGCTACGGTTGAGGGGAATGCTAGGATTAGTGAGGCTGATAGTTTGAAGCAACAAGAGATTCAGGAACAAGTGACTCAGCTTAACAAGACTATCGCTAAGCTCAAATCATCTAATGACATTTTGAAGAAGAAAGCAAATGGATCAAATCAAGCATGTGAGTCTGATGGTTCTGACCTTGAGCTTTCTGACTCTCTCAGGTTGCAGCTCGACAACGCCTACAAAGGAAGTGGTGTTAGTCAGCCCTCCAAATAACCTTCTTGTAAGCCCCTGCAAGGCTACTGAGGCAGGCGATACGGTGAGTACGCTAGCTGAGGGTTATGTAGCTAATACAGGCTGCCTACATCAGTTTGAAGGACGTATGGAGAGTCTACGTAAATGGAAGGTTGAGCAGGAAGCTTTGTATAAGAAGTAATAGGACATTGTGCTAAATGGATGCAGGATTTTAATTGGCGCTAATTCTATTTTAAGGCAATACGTTATGGAAGAAGAACAGCAAAGTTATTTACAAAGATTCAAGGATTGGTATTTCGAACATGACCTACATCTTTGGTTAGGCGCCTTGTCTGTTATAGCAGGCGCACTCTTACTGTACTTCTTGCACCAAGAATCAGAAAAGACCCAAAAGTTGTTAACTGAAATTCAGTCCTTGAATACCCAAATGCTTTATAAAGACAACGAAATCTCTTCTTTAAGAACTGAGCTTAGCACTATTAAGCAAAAAGCAGTCGTACCTCCAAGTAAGGTAGAGCAGAGACTTGAAACTGTAACTGATAAAGTTAAAACAAAACTAGATAAAGTTCAAGACAATCTAATCAAGCCTCCTACCAAAGAAATAAAAACAATTAAAGAGTACACGGTAGTTGAGAAGAATATTAAGCTAGATCGAGAACTTGAACAAAGTATGCTCGACAGCTTTTGTTCTGCCAATCCACAAGACAATAAGTGTAAGAAAGGTGCCAGATGAAACATCTCTGTATTTTGGTATCTTGCTTAGTATTAGCCTCTTGTAGCGGGTTTCAAAAACCTATCGTCTTGACTCCTAGTGACTCTTTAATTGCAGACTGTGCTATCAATCAGCCCCCTAAGCTTACTGGAAATGCAGAAAAGGACAAGTTGGTTTTGTCTCAGGCATGGATTAACCAGACAGCTAACTTAGGTAAGTGTTCCCAGAGAATGAAGATGATTCAGACATGGAAGCAGGTGCAGTTGGAACGTTTTGGTAAGGAGAAATAAATGCCTGATGAACTAAGAGACCATAAAGATAAAACATTTGAGTCTGTTAAGAGTGCCCTTATTGGACTACTATTCGTTCTTCTCGGTTGGCAGTATTCTAGTATGTCCAAGCTCGAAGATCGCGTATATGCCATTCAAGGGAGTTCTTTCACTGATGCTAAAGCTTCTGCTTTGGAAGACAGGATCAGTAAGAGTATTGAGATTCGCATGAATGATGTAAGTAACCGTCTTGATTTGGTGCTTAAATTGGTGCAAGAGAATAATAAAAAATAAGCGTTATTAAAGGTTAGCGCCCACCTTTCAAGGAAGATACATAGCTTAGGGAAACACACCCATGTGGTTAAAAGTAGTATCCGCCCTCGCTAATGTGGTCATTATATTACTTGCTGTAGTGCTTGTATTTGTTATGACTAAAAAAGAAAATTTTGATAATAGTATGGAAGCTTTTGAAAGGCGCGTAAATAATCGACTAGAAGACGATAGACGCTACTTAGAGGAGAAGACTAACCGCGTTCAACAGAACCTTGATACCTACCAATCCGCAAGAGAAAGTAGGGCCAGGGTATTTGGTGATAGGTTAGATGCTCTGGAGAAACAAGTTAGAGACGTAAGGTCTCAGCAGAACATGGTGATTTACAATAGCTCTAATGCTAACAATGGAAGTCAAGTAAGGCATAGAGACCAAGAACAATAAGAAGAAAAGATGTCATACAATAATTATAATTAAGCCCCCTTCCTTGCGGTTGGGGGCTTTTTGTTGCTTGGAAATTTAAATCAAAGACTACTTTATGGTCTATTTTAAAATCCCCCGCTGTCCGCATGATCTTACGGATTATGTGTTTTAAAGGCTTTTATTAGGTTGAATCCGCAAGAGTGTGAAGATTATTTCACCATCTCAACTAGGCACTCACTGAAAGCTTTATTCTTGTGCTCAGTGGCAGTGAACATTTTGTAGTCATAGACGTGAGCAGCACTCTTGATCATTAGAATCTGTGCCCTTGGTTCTGCTCCGGTAGACTCAATCAGTTCAACAATCTCTTCGATGGTATTCACGTTACGTACTCGTGCAATCTGATAGACAGCAGAAGCATACTCTTTGCAGAAGCTTACTGTAGGACGAACCTTGCCAGGAATGGTCAGAGTATCATTTGCAGCTACAGCGCCAAAGGTCAGGAAGGTACACATTGCAGCGGTTATCAGTTTCAGTTTGGTTTTCATGGCTTATCTAGCTCCTTGTTGATCAATTCAATCTTACGCTGGTACAAGTTGATTAGCAAATCATTTTTAAAATATTCTGCGAATCGTAGTAGGCAGGAAAAATGTTCAAGCTTTTGCTCATTACTCAAAGCTCAATCTCCTTGAATTGTGAAGCTCTCTGCTTCTGTGTGTTTATTTTGATCTATCTGAACCAAGCTGTCAACAACATTTTCAAACTTATTTTCTGACAGATGTGAAAAAGCCTCCACCGATTAAGGCAGAGGCTTGATTGAATTACTTGAGTCGATAGGTAGCTGAGACAACACCACCACGAGTAGAACCAGATTGGCTAAATGCTGCGTTGAAGAACAGGTTCTCCGAAACTGCACCACCAACACCTACTGCAAGGGCTTGCTTACCAGCGATTGTGGAGCCTGATACAGCAGCCTGTACACCACAATTTAGATCAGTACAGAATTGGTGCCCTGCCACAGCCAGAGCTACAGCAGCAGCCTCTTTAGCTTGTCGTACATCGCTCTCTAGTGTATCTAGACGACTATCTGTACGATTCTGATACTGAGCCATGTTAGAGGCTAGAGCATCGTGAGCAGAGCCGTAGCTGTCAAGCTTGCTACCGTATTCGTTCAATGTATTAGTGTGCTGATTGATTACAGTGGTGTTAGCAATAACACGTTCATCGGTAGCTTTCAGAGCACTCTTATCAGCCTTCACATTCTCAAGACGTACAGTCTCTTTGGTATTCTTGTCTACTTGCTTGTTAGTAGTGTCGATACGCGTGTTGATTTGAGTATTCACTTGGGTAACACGCTTGTCTACTACTTGGACTTCTGAGCGATCAGCCTTGTTAGCTTGCAGGTCTTTGATTTGACCATCGTGGATTTGCAGGGCAACTGAGTTACCGTGGGTATAGGTGTTGAGTCGGGTAGCTTCAGATTGTAGGTCAGCTAGGGTTGCGTGCGTCTTGTAGATGTTACCACGACCTTCATAGATATTGTCGGTAGCAAATGCGTTGACGGATACCGCTAGAGCTAGGGCGGTTAGTAGTGCTGCTTTCATTTTGGTTCTCCTAAAGTTTTGATTGGTTTAGACGATTGCTTGCTGTCTGAGGTGAATGATAGCAGACCCCGTGAAGGAGTCCACTACCGTTTGTCGGACCTACTTATCCAAGATATGCATGAACTGCTTGTAGTCTACTTTGCCAGACATACCGCCGTGGGAGTATTCAACCACCTTCTTCTCAAAGAAGTTATCATGCTTGGCGCCAGATAGAATCCACTCCATCCACTCAAGATTATTTCCTGGTACTTCACTGTAGTCCATGAGGTCTAGCTGAAACAGTCGGAATGAGCAAAGATAGTCGATATAGGATTTCATATCTTCGGCAGTCAAGCCTTCAGCACCGCCCATTTCAAACACAAGATCAATAAACTTATGTTCAGCCTTCTGATATGACTTTACAAAGTTAACGATGATCTTATTTAGGACAGTGTTCTCAAGCTCACTTAGCTCCTTACGAATCTCAAACAACACTTTGATGTTGTTATTAACATGCTCGGACTCATCTTTTAACGACCATTCGTTCACATCATTGAAGCCAATTAGCAGACCATGACGCTTCATATTGAGAAGCGTGGCAAAGGCAGCAAACAGACCGATGCCCTCACCAAGCAGAATCTGAGCAAGCTTAATGCCGGCCTGGAGTTTAACAGAAGCACCTTCAGGCACCATATCTGAACTCATGACTTCTAGCTTTTCAACCATCTCAACATAGTCGTTGAATGCTCGCCAATCTTTATCAGAAAAACCAAAGGTCTCTGCACATAGAGCATATGCACGTTGATGGGTAATCTCACGGGATGCAAAACGAAGCAGCATATTACGAACTTCGTTGTTACGGATCATCGGTAGCAGGTCAGTGTAGCCTTCGCCTACAGTCCGATCCATCTCAGTAAACAAGCACAAGGTCCGGTCAATGATGTTCTTGTTCTGCTCATGACTTACATTAGAAGTCTTCAAACCATCTTTACTGAAATACTGCTGTACGTCATCTTGTAGATTGATCTGATGACTTGACCAATACATGTCAATGTCATGACGTTGCTCAGCTTCAGCAGCCCAAGCATAGGTAAAGGGCCGGTAGGATTTACTCTCTTCAAAAATACTCAATTCTATCTCCTTAGTAAAGCGAGGGGATCAACCCTCGCATGCGCGACACTCAGCGTATTCAATTGTACGGCGAACAGGAACAGAGTTCAAGGGTTTTTCACCACCAGTACCAACAGAAGCTTTTACAGCAGCTTTCGTCCGGCAGTAGTACATACTCTTGACTCCTGACGCCCACGCCTTCATGTGGATGCTTGTCATTTCATGCGCAGTAATGTCATTTGGTACAAAAATGTTCAGGCTCTGAGATTGGCAGATGTAGGGTTGACGCATAGCAGCGTGTTCAACAATCCACATTGGGTCAATCTCATAGGCAGTCTTAAACACCTTTTTCTCATCTTCAGTCAAGCAGTCAAGATGTTGCACACTACCATCATTTTCAATCACAGACTTCCAAATCTGGGGAGTGTTAAAACCTTTCTCTTCCAGAAGCTTCTCAAGATAAACGTTCTTGATTAGGAAGCTACCTGCACGACCTTGAGCATTGTAAGCCATACCAGCAGGAGGTTCAATACTGGGGCTCGTACCAACAAGGCTGGAGCTACTAGCGTTTGGCGCAATGGCAAACAAGTGACTATTACGCATACCGCTACCTTGTGTATCTGGAGCTTCACCACGCTCCTCTGCTAGTCGTTTACTCTCCTCAATCGCTTGCTTCTGTAAATTTGAATAAATCAGTACGTTGTGTTGCGCAGCACTGTTAAAACCACCAGACTCAAAAGGAATCATCTTGCTATGAAGGTAGGACGCAAACCCAAGAGTCCCAAGACCCAGTGCCCGCTCTTTACTTGCCGAATACACAGCCTTATAAAGCTCTGGTGGAGCTAGACGAATGAAATACTCCAGTACGTTATCTAGAAGTCGGATAAGGTCCGCGACCAAGCCAGAATCTTTCCACTCATCATACTTCTCCAAGTTAAGACTGCTCAGGCAACAAACAGCAGTACGCTTCTCAGATGTCATCAGTGTAATTTCACTACACAAGTTAGACTGACTCACTTCGTACAGAGGACGTTTAATCCACTTAGGAATATTACGGTTCACGGTATCTCGGAATAACAAGTAGGGCTCACCAGTATCCTTGCGTAGTTCCATAATCTCTTCCCATACCTCACGAGCATCTAGGAAGCGACCAGTAGGACCATGCTTAGGATCAATCAGTTCATATTCTTCACCCTTGATTACAGCTTCCATAAACGAGTCAGGAATGTTTACCGCATTGTTGAGGTTGAAGCATTTCTTGTTTGGATCACCACCAACAGGGTTACGCATTTCAATAAAGTTCTTAATCTCAGGGTGATCAATGTCTAGATAACCTGCGATTGAACCA